GGCTTCGGCTTCTTTGGCTTCGGCTTCGGCTTGGGCTTCGGCTTCGCGCTGCTTGCGTCGCTCCTCGATTTGTTGGGCAACGATGGCATCGGCTTCCTTGACGAGCTCTTCCATGGACTTTTCCGGTTGTTCATTTTTCAATCTCTCGAGGATCTCGCCCGGGTGTTCCAACGGAGCTTCGTCGGGCTTGGTGTAAAACTTAGAGTTCTCATCACCTGGTTTGAAATATTCGTTCTCCTTATTTTCCATCATGTCCCGCTTGCGTTCTTCGAAGAGCTTGGCGGCGGCGCGCTGGTTCTCTCTGTAACCAGTCATGAGCTCTTCCAACTTTTCTTCGGCGTAGTGCGAGTCCTCGATCTCCGTCGGATCCGGTGGAATCAAGAGAAACTTGTACATGTCCGCGACGAAGATGTCGAAGGTGGCATCCTCCTTCTGGAGTCTCTTCGCGTGGTTCGCGGCTTCCTCCCGGGTACCGAAGCACCCTCGAATCTTGATGCCAAACTTGTCGGTCTTCTGCGGACAGGAGGGTCCGACGATGGAGAGGCAGACAAAGTTTTGTCCCGGGACGGTGATGTAATCTTGCTCGAGCGACATGGTCGTGGCTGTATATCTATCTATGGTGGGGTGACTTTAAGTGCGTGAAAAATTTCAAACGTCATTTCAGTATGGACCAGATCCGGAAAAACCACAACGACGCCAAGCGCGCCCTGATCGAGCGCGTGGTCCACGAGGGGCAGAGCGTCTTGGACGTCGGCGCCGGGTTCGGTGGGGACCTCCAAAAGTGGCGCCGGGTCGGGGCGAACGTGAGCATGTGCGATCCGTCCCCGGAAGCGCTCGAGGAGGCTCGCGCGCGGGCGCGAAACATGAAGATCCGGGTCAACGGCTTCTACGTCGGGGACATCCGGGCGTGTCCGGCGCGTCGGTGGGACGCGGTGTGTTACAACTTCTCCCTCCACTACGTCTTCGAGACCCGTGACCTGTTCCGCGAGTCCCTCCGTGAGATCAGGCGCAGGATCGCCCCCGGTGGGCACCTCTTCGGGATCATCCCGGACTCGGAGAGCATCGTCTTCCGGACACCCCTCAGAGACCCCGACGGGAATTTCTTTATCACTAAAGAGCATGGTAACGGTGGCTTTGGTGAGAAACTTTGGGTACACCTGGTCGACACGCCGTTCTACGCCGACGGACCCCGTCCCGAACCCATCTGTTACAAGGACGTCCTCGTCACGGAGTTGGAGAAGATCGGTTTCACTCTACTCTTGTGGGAACCTCTCAGGGGACACATCTCCGAGTTGTACTCGAAATTTATCTTCGTTTATAAAAAGAAGCATGCTCGTCTTGGTGGCGCTCCTGTTGATCAACTTTTGGGTGCTGAAGAACACGGTGGAACCCCCGGAGTTGGTGCATGTGAAGGAGAAATACTCAATCTTGCGAAAGCACCTCCGTGAGGAGAACCACGTCAAGTTTAAAAAAATCTGGCGCGCGAAACCGGTCACCGGGTTCACGAAGATGCGCGGGGACACGGTGGGGTACAACACGAACAAAGGCGAGGACATCGCCCTGTGCCTAGACGGCACCCCGAACGAGATCTTCCACGTCCTCATACACGAGCTGGCGCACTGCACGGTGGATACGTATTCTCACTCCAAAGAATTTTGGTCGAACTACATTGAACTGAGAGACATGTGTATCAATCTGGGATTGTATGAAAAAATTCCGGCAAACACAAAGTTTTGCGGTCAGCACATCTCCGATGAGTGAACTCACGCCTTGACGACGTAGGACTTGGAGAAGTAAAAGAGGGCGGCGGCGACCAAACCGGTGGCGCCGAGACCGACCATCGAGCGGGTGCCGTTCTCGGTGAGAAACTTGGGCACGCTCGTGACGAGCTTGTCTTGGACCGGCTTGGAGATGGCGACGGCGGTGCACGCGGCGACCAAGAGGGCGACCATCTGGTCGTCGGTGAGGTTGAGCGGGTTCTTGGACTCCGGTTTCACCTCCGGTTGCTGCTGCGGCATCATCTGTCCCATACCCATCTGCGCTTGCGGCGGCGCCTGGACGCCCTGTAAGTTTTGGATACGCGGCTGCTGCTGCATGACCGGCGCCTCCATCATGACGCCACCGTTGGCGAGGTTTTGTTCGTCACCCATGATGTCTTGAAGCGGCGTGGAATCCATGGGCATTTGTTGTTGTTGTGCGAGATTTTTTTCGTCCATTTGAAACGAAGTGGATGCGTTGGACTTTACCGGGGACGTTTGTTGCGGTTTGGGTTGTTCGAGGGTGACGTAGCCCTCGCCGTCGTCGTGCAAGTTCAACGTCTCCACCATTACTACTGTAACTTTATGTTTTCTCTTCCCCCCTGATGACGCAACATCATCACTTTTTCTTTTTCACCGTGATTTGCGTCTTCTTGTCTCTGGGCTTCTCATCATCTTTGGATTTCAGGTAGTGCTTCGGGTTGTACAACTTGTTGTGCACGTTCCAAAATTGCGGGGCACCCACCCTGAACTTTGGCTTCTTCAGGTCAGCCTTGTACCAAAACACCGCGTCTTCGATCTTGTTCGATCGGGAGGTGTTGTCCAGAACGAGGCACTCGAAATCGTTCGTGCACGCGTCCATCACCTGGTTGAACGCCTGGAACGTGGGGAAGATACCGAAGAAATTTTTGTAAATCTTTTCGCGGTTACCAACTATGTTCTCTCGAAGGAGGAAGACGTAGTCGATGTTCGAGCGAATCGCCGGGGGCATGTCCATGCAGTACTGAAACGCCATCATGACGAACAGTTTCCAGTGCCTCCCGTTCATGGCGATCTGTCTCAGGATGGGTTCTTTGAGAAACTTGGCGTCGTACATCACGTCATCAAACAGAAGGAACGCCCCGCAGTTCTTCGCGCCTTGGGCGACCAACTTCTTCTGTCTGTCCATGACACGTTCGACCGCCTCCCGATCGTACTCTGGGTAAATGAACAGGTCCGGGATCCAGGACTGGTAGTAGTGGTTCCCGTCCTCCGTGCCCGACATACATATACCCGCTGGTATGTGACGCTTGTAGTACATGATGTCCTTGATAAGCGTCGACTTACCAGTGTTGCGCTTCCCCAGAAAAACACACACGCGATCGTCACCCATCGTCTCCGGTTTGAATTTCCTCAACTGAAGTTGCATTCTACGATTAACGTCCTGTTTTATTTGTTAAAATTTTACTCACCTAATATTAGTATGGCGGGACGATTGAACTTAGCCGCCACCGGTTTGATGGACCAGTGGCTCACAGGGCAACCGAAATACAGCCACTTCCTGACGAGATTCCGGAGACACACCAAGTTCAGCATCGAGCAGATCGAGACCCCTTTCGATGGGACGATCGATTTCGGGCAAGAGGTGGTGTGCCGAGTGCCCAAGGACAAGGGTGACCTCCTTCGAACGATGACACTGAAGATAAAACTTTCGGATCCCACCCCGGACATCGGCGGGGCAGCCCCGAATTACAAAAACGACAAGTACTACCCGCCCTCCGTGTGCAGTCACCTGATCGAGTACGCCGAGCTCGTGATCGGGGCTCAGGTCATAGAGAGGATCACCGGGGAGTACATATACTTGTACAACCAACTCCAACACACGAACGATGAGGTGGACCAAACCCTGTATTTCCTCAACGGTCACGGAAACTTTCTCGTGTACAGGGATGATTACACGTACTTTTTGGACCTTCCCTTTTATTTCCACAAGAACCCTTCCCTGAGCATTCCCACGTGTGCCCTGACGAAGCAGGTGGTGGAGGTTCGAGTCAAGCTTCGTCCGTTCGACCAGATGGTGTGGTACGGATTGTCCACCACCGACGTCGCGCAGGGTGTGACGGCGAGTGTGAAAAACCTCTCACTAGACAGCGAGTTCGTGTTCGTGACCCCGGAAGAGCGCGCCTACCTCATGTCCACCCCACTCCAGTACTCGATCACCCAACTGCAGGTGGCGAAATTTAAAATTCCCGAGGGGGAGACGGAGCGCAGCGTCATGATCAATTTCACCGGACCGGTGAAGGAACTCTTCTTCGTGAGTCAGGG